GCAAACACAGGCAATGGCTTCCGTGTCTACACAAACGGGAACAATCTTCGGGCAATCGTCACCAGTGCCGGTGACGTGGGCATTGGGACGAGTTCGCCTTCTAACCGTCTTTCCGTAAATTCAGGCGCAAGCACTACTGTTGCCGTATTTACAAGCACGGGCAGCGCGGCCTTTCTTGGTCTTGTCAACTCAGGCGCAACAACTTTTATCGGCAACGACTCTACTAGCGGTTCATTTGTCATTCAAACCCCCTCTGGCAGTTTCAGCACAAAACTGACGCTAGATAATCCCGGCAACCTCGGTCTGGGGGTTACGCCGAGTGCGTGGGGTCTCAGTGGCGCAAAAGCTGCTCAGGTAATGAACGCTTCGTTTTGGGGCTACCTGAACAACGCCTACGTAAGCGCCAACAACTACAACGACGGCACGGGCAATAAATACATCGCAACGGGCTTTGCAAGCCGCTACGAACAATCATCTGGCGCTCATGTATGGCAAACCGCCCCCTCCGGCACCGCAGGAAACGCCATCAGTTTCACGCAGGCGATGACGCTGGATGCGTCGGGTAACTTGGGGGTGGGCACGACAAGCCCATCTTCTCGTTTTCACGCTGCAATATCTAATCCGACTCGTGGAGTAATTGCAGAATTCCAAAATAGCCTATTCCCGGCGACAACAGGTGCTCAGATTGCGCTTAGCGCCGGAAGCGTTGGTAGTTGGGCAATTGGACAACCCGGCGGGGTAAGTGATTTTGCGTTCTGGTCTGGACGCGGCCCCGGCGCTGATGGCACCGAACGCGCACGGATTACGTCGGGTGGGGCATTCTTAATTGGTCAAACAACGCAAAGCGCAACGGCTGTTGGATTTAGTGTCAATTTTGGTCAAGGGGCAACAATACCGGCAGTAAGTATTGCAGGTGCTTCATCAGTAAATACAGATGTCAATTACACGCTCTACAGCACTACTGCTACCGCATACCGTTTCTATGTCGGATATGGCGGCACCGTCTACGCCACCAACACGACAATCAGTGCGGTTTCGGATCAGCGGCTCAAGGAAAACATCCAAGACCTTGATGTTGGCCTTGACAAGATCATGGCGCTCAAGCCGCGCAAGTTCGACTGGAAAGAAGGCAAGGGCAAGGACATCAAGGGTGATCGCGGATTCATCGCTCAAGAGTTTGAGCAGGTATTCCCTGATCTGATTGATGAGTGGAAAGACCCGGCGCCAGAAGGCGAAGAACCGTACAAGTCGGTTCGCGCTGACTTGATCCCCGTGCTTGTGAAGGCCATCCAAGAACTCAAGGCACAGAACGACGACCTCCGCGCCCGTGTAGCGCAACTTGAAGCCAAGTAAGAAAGGAAACTGACATGGCTACGACTTTCAACTGGACTGTGACCGCAATGGACTGCTACCCGCAGGAAGGCGGCAACACGGATGTGGTGTTTAACGTCCACTGGACTTGCTCTGGCACGGACGGCACCTACAGCGGCTCTGTTTACAGCACCTGCGCCGTTCCCGGCCCCGGCAATCCCTTCACGCCCTACGCTGATCTGACTCAGCAGCAGGTCTTGGGGTGGGTGTGGGCTAACGGTGTGGACAAGGATGCGACTGAAGCTGCCGTCGCGCAGCAGATTCAAAACCAAATCAAACCGCCCATCGTAACCCCACCTCTGCCGTGGGTTTCTCAGCCTTAAAAGGAAACGACAATGAACGACAAGACTGAAATCAAGCTGACCCTGCAATTGGTCAACGCTGTCCTGCAATACTTGGGCACCCGTCCCTATCAAGAAGTGTTCCCGCTAGTTGCAGAGATTCAAAGCCAAGCAACCCCGCAAGTCCCGGTGCCGGACATGACACAGAAAACCACGGTGCAGTGATGGAAGAAACCGTTGAAACCAAATTCTTCGTACATGAAGCGGTTTGCGCTCAACGGTACGAAGCCATTGAAAGACGCCTAGAGGACGGCAGCAAGCGCATGACGCGCATAGAGCATCTGCTCTACATCACCATTGCTGCTGTCTTTCTAGGGCCGGGCGTGGCGGCACTGTTCCTGAAGAATCTGCTTGGACTCTGATGGAACCGATAACCGGCATTCTTGCGGCAGTTTCAGCAGCGAATGCCGCCTTCGGAGCAATCAAAAGACTTGTCGCCACGGGCCGCGAGATTCAGGACGTTGCCGGTCAGATCGGCAAGTGGTACGGGGCGTTTGGGGATTTCAATCGCCTCGCTACCGAGAAGGCCAATAAGAAGCCTTCCATCTTTAAACGCTTGTTGCACGACGGCAGCATTGAGCAGGAAGCCTTGCAGATCACGATGCACAAGCAGGCGCTGATCAAGCAAGAGTACGAACTCAAGATCCTGATCATCGCTCACTACGGTGAGAATGTTTACAACGAGATGATCATGGAGCGCATCCGTTTAAAAAAGGAGCGCGAGAAGAAAGACCGTGAGCATCGCCTGCGGCAGCAGGAGTTTATGCTCAACGTGAAGTACGGGGCGGCGATTGCTTTCGTGCTGACCGCCCTGATCGGGGTTGGTTACTACTTGATTGACAAGGTGCAGAGATGAGTTTTAAGAAGCCACCAGAGGGGGCAAGTCGGTCGGAGAGGGAGGCTTATGTCAAGGCTCTTGCTGCGGTTTCTATTAGCGTGCTTGCTCTTCTCCTTGCTGTTACAAATTACTTTGCCGGACGGAACTCATCTGCGGTTCTCAACGGAACCATAGAGTCCAACAACCTCTGGACTTGGTACGGCACCAAGAATGTCCGGGCGTCCATGTTCTCCATCGCTGCCGAGCAGGGTGGGGCCAAGGCTGACACCTTCGACAAGCAGGCCATCCGGCTCAGGGACGACATGCTGGACATTGAGGCCAAGGCCCGTGAGGCTGAAGCCCGCCGGGATGCTGCCAAGGCCAAGTCTTCTTGGTACTCCTACTCCGGCATGGCGCTGCAACTGGCCATCGTCCTGTCCTCTGCCGCCATCCTGGCCGTCACCCTGAGTCTGTTCTACGCCTCCATCGGCGTGGGGGCGGTCGGGGTGCTTCTGTTCTTTGTTGCCCTAGGAGCCTAAGATGCTGTCGCTCATTTCCACCCTTGGAGGTCTGCTGATCTCCGGCCTGCCCAAGTTGTTGGAGTTCTTCCAGAACAAGGCAGATCAGGCCCACGAACTGAAGCTGGCCCAGATTCAGACCGAGCGTGAACTCCAGTTGGCAGCGGCAGGCTTTGCCGCGCAGCAGCGCATGGAGGAGATCCGCACCGAGCAGGTGGCAATGGAGACAGATGCCCGGATGACCGAGGCGGCTCTGGCGCACGACCAGAAGATCATGGACAAGGCATCCAGGTGGGTGGTCAATTACACCGGCACGGTGCGCCCCACGGTGACCTATCTGTTTGTTTTTGAGTTGATTGCTATCAACGCCTTCATGGCCTGGTATATCTGGAACCACCCTAACCTGATTACCAGTATTGACGACATCGTCAAATACTCAGATCTGATTTTTAGCGAAAGCGAACTCAGTATGCTGGGGTCAATAATCGGCTTCTGGTTCGGAAGCCGCCAGTGGGGCAAGAAGTGAAACTGAGCCCGGTAGGCGAGTCCCTCATGCACAAGTATGAGGGATTTAGGAGTAAACCCTACCTTTGCCCTGCCCATATATGGACGATCGGGTATGGCCACGTGCTGTACCAAGAGCAGATCAAGCTGCCGTCCGTGCGCAAAGAAGGCTACACCGGGATGCTCCGCAGCGAGTTCCCGCTGAAACCGGAGGACAACCGTGTTTGGACTAAGACGGAGATCGACGAACTATTCCACGCTGATGTCGTCATGTTTGAACGTGGTGTTCTTCGACTTGTTCCCCCTGTATCTGGGCGTCAAGGCAGCTTTGACGCTCTGGTCAGCTTTGCCTTCAATGCTGGGCTAGGCCGACTGCAAAGCAGCCAGATCAGGATGCGGGCCAATCGGGGGGACTGGTACGGGGCCGCCGCAGGGTTCAGAAACTTCATCACCGGGGGTGGCAAAGTGCTGCCGGGTCTGGTAAAACGCCGTGAGGCGGAGATTGCCCTTTTCTTGTCTTGACGGGAAAATACGCCCATGCCTCTTCAAAAAGTCTTGTACAAGCCCGGAGTCAACCGCGAGAACACGCGGTACACGACTGAAGGCGGGTGGTTTGAATGCGACAAGGTGCGCTTTCGCCAGGGCAACCCTGAAACCATCGGCGGGTGGCAGCCCCTTTCTTTAAGCACCTTCAAAGGTGTTTGCCGTTCCCTGTGGAACTGGGTGACCCTAAGCAGCCAGAACTTGATTGGCCTCGGCACCAACCTGAAGTTCTATATTGAAAGCGGCGGCGGGTACAACGACATCACGCCCATCCGTGCTACCACGACACTGCCGCTCAACCCGTTTACAGGCAACGGCACCACCACGGTGGTTGTCAACGCTCCGTCTCATGGCTGTGTAAACGGAGACTTCGTGACCTTCAGCGGGGTCACCGGCACTTACGCCACATTGCTCAACGCTGAATATCAGATTTTTTACATCGACACCAACACATACTCCATAACAACTGCTTCGGTTGTAGCAGCGGGCGTTACGGGGGGTGCGGCGGTTGTAGCCACCTATCAACTAAACACAGGGGCTCCGTTTGCTATTCCTTTGGCGGGCTGGGGTGCAGGGGCTTGGGGTTCGGGCAGTTGGGGTATTGGAAGCACATCCAACACGGCCTTGCAGTTGTGGAGCCAGAGCAACTTTGGTCAAGACTTGGTGTTTGGCCCTCGCGGCGGTGGCATTTATTACTGGAGCGCGACTTCAGGGCTGGCCGTCAGGGGGGTCAATCTCAATACCTTGGGCGGTACCGTTACCTTTACCGTGGCCTCTCCAACGGTCGCCACGTTCACGACCATCTTGACTGAAGGCACGGCGGTTCAATTCAGTGTGTCGTCAGGCGGTACTTTGCCAACCGGGATCAGTGCGGCAACCACCTACTACTTGATCAACGTCAACGGCGTAACGGCCAATCTGCTGACCACTGCCGGGGCGCTTGTCAATGTATCTGGCGCGGGGTCGGGCACTTTCAGTGTTTCTTTGCTGGTTGATGTGCCAACCAAGCAGAACGTCATCAGCATCTCGGATACGAGCCGGTTCATCTTTGCGATGGGCACAAACGACTATGGCTCCACAACGCTCGACCCGATGTTGATTCGTTGGTCGGATCAAGACAATCCGTACGTGTGGACACCTGACGCTGCCAATCAAGCGGGCTCCATACGCCTATCTCATGGCTCAGAAATCATCACGGCAATCCAGACCCGTCAGGAAATCGTGGTGTTTACAGACTCTAGCCTCTACAGCTTGCAGTACCTCGGGCCCCCTGTGGTGTGGGGCAGTCAATTGCTGGGGGACAACATTTCAATTGCCGGCCCAAATGCCATGGCGATTGCTTCGGGCGTTGTTTACTGGATGGGCGTGGACAAGTTCTACGCCTACGATGGACGCGTGCAGACGCTCAACTGTGATCTTCGCCGGTATGTGTTTAATGACATCAACCTGGCGCAGCGCGCAGAAGTTTACGCCGGCACAAACGAGGCATTCAACGAGGTCTGGTGGTTTTATCCGAGTGCTGGGGCCGTCCAAACAGACAAATACGTTGTCTTTAACTACCTTGAGAAAATCTGGTATTACGGCACGATCTCTCGCAGTGCTTGGTTAGATTCAGGGCTGAGGTCCTATCCAATCGCCACGACTTACAACGCCAACACCCAGACGGGGCGACTGATTAATCATGAGGCTGGCTTGAACGACAATACGGACGGCACAGAGAACCCGATCAACGCCTACATCTCGTCGTCTGAGTTCGACATCGGTGACGGCCACAACTTTGGGTTTGTTTGGCGCATCCTGCCCGACCTGACGTTTGCCAACTCCACCAATGCCCCCAACGGAAACTCGCCACGTGTGACCATGACCATACGGGGCCTGTACAACTCAGGCTCCGGCCAGATTGACTCCGCGTCTGGCTTGGTTGCCAAGGGCAGCACCTATGTGGTGACGGAAGAGTTCACGGGGCAAATCTTCACCCGTACACGTGGACGTCAGATGATCTTTGAGATTGAGTCCGAGCAACTCAACACGGCGTGGCAGTTGGGCGCTCCGCGAATCGACATCAGACCGGATGGACGCAGATGACTTTTGTTGTCACAACCGATTATCAGATCGACAAGATTGCTGCGCCCAATCTGCCGCTTGCGCCTGATCAGTGGGATCGGCGGTTTCAAGATCAGTACAGCAACGTCTTACGTCTGTACTTCAATCGGCTTGACGACTTCATAGCACGGCTTATGGCAAATGCATCCACACTCCCAATTACCGGAACTGTCAGCCTGCCGCCGACATATCTGGATGCGTTTGGCCGTCAGCGAGTCAGCCAGCCTTACACGCTCTTTGACAGCCAGAACCGCTACGCTGCGGACAATCAGTTTGATGTGGCCACAACCGGCACGGGAACAACCACATTCTTGTCTAACGAAGCGGCGATCAAGATGGAGGTCACCGCAGGCGGGGTTGGTTCTGTTAAACGACAGACCTACAGAAACTTCCCGTATCAGCCGGGTAAGGGGCTGCTTGTGCTTGCCACCTTCGTGATGGACAGCAGCCAGAGCCTGAACCTCACCCAACGGGTGGGCTACTACAACGACAGCAACGGCGTGTTCTTCCAGCGGGTGGATGGCACCTACGCTTTTGTTCTACGGTCTTCGACTTCCGGCTCCCCGTCTGACGCTCGGACAGTTACTCAGCAAAACTGGAACGGAGATAAACTGGATGGCACGGGAGATTCCGGCTACACGCTAGATCCGAGCAAAGCGCAGATTCTGTGGATGGACTTTGAGTGGCTAGGTGTTGGATCAGTTCGGTGCGGTTTCATCATCAACGGTCAGTATGTCGTCTGCCACACCTTCAACAACGCCAACGAGATCACCAACGTCTACATGACCACGGCCATCCTGCCGGTCAGGTACGAGATCAGCACATCCTCTGCCTTAGCAGCGTCCATGAAGGCGATCTGCTGCTCGGTGGTGTCTGAGGGCGGGTTTGAGCAGACTTCCATCGACCATGTGGCGCGTCGCACCACAGCATTTGCCAATATTGACACAGCGGCGTTCTACCCCATCGTGTCCATTCGTCTGGCATCGGGCCGTACCGGGGCGGTGGTACTGCCCAACCGGGTGCAGTTTTTGCCACTGACCAGTCAGAACTACGAAGTGGCACTTATCAAGAACGCCACCCTGACCGGGCCGTCTTGGGTATCGGTGCCTTCCGATTCCAACGTGGACTACGATGTGGCGGCAACTGCCATGACAGGCGGCACGATTGTTCAAACTGACTATGTGACTTCCACAGGTAGCGGCGGGACGGTCAACACTTCTGCTTCAACGGGCTACAACTGGGACTTGCAGTTGGGTGCCACGATTGCTGGGGTTAGCGACATCTATACCTTGGGCGTACGGACGGTATCCGGGGCGACCAAGGGTGACGGGGTCGGGTCTATTTCCTTCTACGACCTGACCCAATAAAATGAACTCAACCATTTCCAAGGGGCGCACATGAGCCTGGATTCTTTGATGCCTAACCAGATGCTGGACTCAAGCTTTGCGCAACGAAGTGAGCCGGTTGTGCGCATGGCCGAAGGTGGGATTGCTGATTTACCCGCGGCCCAAGGGCCAAATGCAGAGGCCGTTTTTGCTCAGATGCGCCAAGGGGTCAGCCCCAAGGAGTTTTCTAGCGAACTTCTTGGCAGCGCGGCTCAAGTTGACCCGAGCGCGGTTGAGGAACTCAAGTCGGCGATCGATGGTTTGGACATCCCTGCGGAGACGCTTGCTCTGCTGAACCGCATGGTGGACGAGATTCTGGCCAACCCCGGGAACTACGAGGCCATCAAGAAGAAGTATGAGGCAGAGGGCGTCACGGAGGACGTCCTGCCGGCGCAGTTTGACCCGCAGTTTTTTGCAGCGTTGAACCTGGCTCTGGACCAAGTCAGCGGGCCTGCGCCCGAAAAATTTGCTGATGGCGGTATCGCACAACTTAACCCGATTGCTCGTGCGATGGCCGCCCAAGGCCGACATGGTGACACTATGCTGGCGCACATCAACCCGGCGGAAGCGCACATGCTTCGCCGCATGGGTGGCGCGGGCACCATCAACCCGGCCACGGGCTTGCCTGAGTTTGGCAACATCTTCAGCAGTATCGGCAACGCGGTCAAGAAGTTTGCTAACAGCACGGTGGGCAAGGTTGTCACCACGGTGGCCCTGGGCTTCTTGGTTGGTCCGGCAGCAGCTTCCATGCTGGGCGTAACTTCCGTAGCTGGTGTTGCCGCGGTCAGCGGTTTTGTGGGCTCGGCCGGCGCTACGCTGTTGGGCGGAGGCGATCTCAAGTCTGCACTCAAGTCCGGTATTGTTGGAGGTCTGACTGCGGGTGTTGGCGCGGGCATCACGGGTGGAGCGGAGGCCTTTGCTTCTGGCAGCTACGCCGGCCCAACGACCGTCAGCGGCCAGTTCAACCGTGCGGTGGAGGCCATCTCTCCCAGCGCTGCTGCACAGCAGCCCACGCTGCCTACTCTGCCCGCACAGCAG